TCTACGGCTTTACCTTCAAGTCAAAAGACTGCAACTTCAGACCAATCAGATGGTTTGACTATTGCTAAACTTTTGTCTGCGAAGAAAATCCTAGATGAAAATGACATAGATCCTTCAAGAAAAAGATTTATTGTCTGCGGACCTCAACAGATCTCAGACCTATTAGGTACTACTTCAGTTACAAGTGCTGACTTTAATACAGTTAGAGCTTTATCAACTGGAGAAGTTAATTCCTTCTTAGGATTTGAGTTCATAATGTCAACAAGACTTAACAAGGATGCGACTAACACAACTGACAGATTAGTTTTTGCTTATACTGAAGATGCTATTAAATTAGCAATCGGTAAAGACATCAAAGCTAATATTTCTGAAAGAGCTGACAAATCTTATGCTACGCAAGTTTACTATTGCATGGATTTAGGAGCAGTTCGTATGGAAGAAAAAGCTGTAGTCCAAATTCCTTGTCACGAAGCATAATAATAGGAGAATATAATTATGGGAACTAAAAATACAGACCTAGTTGCAAACTTTGAAGCTAGTCCACAAGTTCTAAACAACTCTGCAGAATTGCATGGTGTTTTAAGAACTGCACATGGAACAGTTGAACTTGCATCTGGCGATAGTGACGATAACGATATTGTTATGTTAGCACCAATTCCTTCTAACGCTGCTGTACCAAGTTTATTTATTGGTTCAGACACTTTAGGTGGATCGTGTACTTTCAATGTTGGAATATACACTTCAGCTGGTGTAGTTAAAGACGAAGATGTTTTCGCAAGTACGGTAGCTGATGCTGCTGCTATGGCGGATGTTCGTTTTGAAGCTGCTAATATAGATACAGCTGGAAAAAAGATGTGGGAATTAGCTGGAGACAGCTCTGATCCAGGCGGTTACTACTACATCGCTGCTACAATGGCAGCTGATGGTCAAACTGCTGGAACTATGTCTTGGAACATTTCATACGTTGTAAACTAAGCAAATAGAATTGAGAGGCGTGAAAGCGAGAGTGGAAACGCCTCTTAATGCAATCATAAATGGCTAGATCAATTTCAAGAAATAGAAGAAATTATAGACCAACAAAGTCTGGAGCTGGGATGACCAGACGTGGAGTAAAAGCTTACAGAAGAGCTAATCCTGGATCAAAATTAAAAACCGCAGTTACTGGTAAAGTTAAAAGAGGATCAGCTGCTGCTAAAAGAAGAAAATCATATTGTGCGAGATCTTTAGGACAACTGAAAAGATCTTCTGCAAAAACTAGAAATAATCCTAATTCAAGGATCAGACAAGCTAGACGAAGATGGAAATGTTAAAATGAAATATATTTTAGTTTTATATATGTGTTCGATGATAAATAATACTTGTCCATCAAATACAATAGCTGGTTATCAATTTACTAATCATTTTGATTGTGTAAACGCTGGTTATTCAGTTGCACAAAGTACATTTAATAATCTTCAAAATATAGATGAGTACGAAAGACAAATTATAGAAAACAAAAAATTAGTAATCAAATTTGAATGCAGAGAAATAGGAGGAAAAATATAATGAAAAAAATAATAAAATATTGGAATAGTAGAAGTACAAAAATTAAAATATCTTCTGTTGCTATTATTGTAATAGTTATAATTAGTGTAATTGTATAATGGCTAGTGTTGTAAATATGTGCAACTCCGCATTAAATTTGCTCGGAGCATCAACTATATCAGCATTAACTGATGATACTAAAAACGCTCGTTTATGTAATCAAAGGTATGAGCCAGTAAGAAATAGAGTATTTAGATCTCATGCTTGGAACTGTTTACATAAAAGAGTTCAATTAGCTCAAAACTCAACAGCTCCAGTAGTAGAATACGATCATGCTTACGCATTACCTTCTGACTGTTTAAGAGTTTTAAAAATTCATAATGGTACTACAGATAGTATTGCAACATCATTAGATTATAAATTAGAAGGTAGAAATATTGTAACTGACTTAGATACAATCTTTTTAATTTATATTGCTTTAGATACTGATCCTAATAATTACGATACTTATTTAAGAGAAAGTATTTCACATCAACTAGCTGCTGATCTCGCATACGCAATTACAAATAATGCGACACTAGCTAACAATTATATGACTAGAGCTGATGAAAGATTAAGAGAAGCAAGATTTATCGATGCTACTGAAAATAGTTTAGGAACAGTTGAGGCAAATGAATTTACTGATGCGAGATTATAATGCCAAGAACCACAGCAGCATTAAATAGTTTTGTATCAGGAGAATTTTCTGCCAAGATGGATGGTAGAATAGATTTTGATAAATATAGTTCAGGCTGTAAAACTTTACAAAATATGTTGGTGCATCCTCAAGGTGCAGCTGCAAGAAGAGTAGGTACTCAATTTATTTCAGAAGTAAAAGATAGTTCTGCAAAAACAAGATTGATACCTTTTGAATTTTCTACAACTCAAACTTATGTTTTAGAATTTGGTAATACCTATATCCGAATGTTTAAGGATAAAGGTCAAATTACCGAAAGTGATGTAACTGTTTCTGGAATTACTCAAGCTAATCCAGCAGTAGTAACAGCAAATAGTCATGGGTTTTCTAATGGCGATTTTGTAATTTTATCTTCTGTTGTTGGCATGACAGAAGTAAATGGTAAAACTTTTAAAGTAGCTGACAAAACTACTAACACTTTTGAATTACAAGATGTTGATGGCACAGATATAAATTCATCTGGCTTTACAGCTTATTCATCTGGTGGAGATGCTAATAGAATTTATCAAATAACAAGTCCGTATTTAACAGCTGAACTATTTGAATTAAAGTTTGCTCAAAGTGCTGACGTTATGTACATAACTCATCCAAATCATGAAGTGATGAAGTTATCAAGAACTGGTCATACTTCTTGGACATTAACAGAAGTTGAATTTACAGATGGACCTTATTTATCTGAAAACACAACAACGACTACTTTAACACCAGCTCAATCTGCAACTGGAACTGGAGTAAACATAACCGCTTCTGCGATTACTGGGATCAATGGTGGTGCTGGATTTCAAACAACAGATGTTGGAAGAATAATATCTTTTAATTCTGGTAAAGCTAAAATTACTGCACGAACAAATACGACCGTTGTTGTCTGTACGATTACAACAGCTTTTGCTAATACCGATGCTAAAACAGATTGGAAGCTTGGAGCATTTTCAGACACAACTGGACATCCTTCTTGCGTATCATTCTTTGAACAAAGATTAGTTTTTGCTGGAACAACTGATGAGCCACAAACTTTATATTTTTCTAAATCTGGAGATTATGAAAATATGACTACTGGCACAAATGCTGATGACGCAATGGTTTATACTATTGCTAGTAACCAAGTTAATAAAATTAGATATTTAAAAGCTGTAAGAACTTTATTGATAGGCACAACTGGCGGAGAATTTTCTGTAAGTGCAGATGGCACAGATGCTGCGGTTACACCAGTTAATATACAGATCAGGAGACAAAGTTCTTTTGGTGCTGCTAATGTTGATGCTCAACCAGCTGGTAATGCTATTTTGTTTTTACAAAGAGCAAAAAGAAAAATTAGAGAACTAGCTTATAACTACGATACGGATGGTTATGTTGCACCTGACCTTTGTATATTAAATGAAACAATTACTAAAAGTGGTGTTAATGAAATGGCATATCAACAAGCACCAGATAGTATTTTATGGTGTGTAAGAGATGATGGAATTTTATCAGGTTTAACTTATCAAAGAACTGATAATGTAGTTGCCTGGCATAGACACATTTTAGGTGGCAAATCCGATACGACTAAAAATATTGTTCAACAACAAATTAGTTTTACAGCTAACGGTACAATAGTTTCGACATCAAATAATACCATAACTTTAAGCTCTCACGGATTATCAACTAACGATCCAATTTATTATTATGCTGCTGCAAATCCGATAACTGGATTAACAAGTGGCTCACTTTATTATGTTATAGCAACAGACAGTAATACTATTAAACTTGCTACAACTGCTGCTAACTCTGCTGCTGGAACAGCTATAACTTTAACTGCACCAGGAACAGCCTCGACACAATATATTTATCAAGGTGTAAATATTTCTAACAATGTTATTTATTCAGCAGATCACGGATTTGAAACTGGCGATATAATTTTTTATGACAATACTGGAACTGCTATTGGTGGATTAAGTGAAAATACGGAATATTATGTTTCAAGAGTAGATGATGATCAATTTAAACTTTATACAGATAGTAAATTAACAAGTGTTGTTTCTTTAACATCAGCTCATACATCAGAACAAACAGATAATATTTTACAAGATGCAAAAGTTGAAAGTGTTGCAACTATATCTGGAGATCTTAATGAAGATGAACTTTGGGTAATAACTCAAAGGTGGGTTAATGGATCTGTTAGAAGATATGTAGAATGTTTTTCTGATTTTGATTTTGATGAGACAGCACCAGAAGATTTTAAATTTTTAGATAGTCATTTATCTTATTCAGGAGTAGCAGTTAGTTCACTATCTGGACTAGATCATTTAGAAGGAGAAACTGTATCAATATTAGCAGACGGTGCTACTCATGCTCAAAAGGTTGTTAGTTCAGGAAGTATATCTTTAAATAGATCAGCAAGAAAAGTTGTTGTTGGTTTGCCTTATAACTCTGTATTACAAACAATGAGAATTGAAGGTGGAGCTGGTCAAACAGAAGGAACTGCTCAAGGTAAGATTAAAAGAATTTCAAAAATAGTTTTAAGATTATTTGAAACCGTAGGTGCTAAAGTTGGTCCGTCATTAGATAATTTAGAAACTGTACCTTTTAGAACAACATCAGGTGCAATGGATTTACCAGTATCAACATTTATAGCTGGAGATAAAGAAATAGAATTTTCAGATGATTACAATACAGATGGATTTATATTCGTGAAGCAAGATCAAGCATTACCATTAACTGTTTTAGCTTTATATCCAACTATTGTAACAAACGATGGCTAACGAAATTAAAGATTTTAAACCTGAACACGCAGATAAAATTATTTCTTATGGCTTAAATTCAAAGCTAATGGAAATTGACGCTGGTTTTGAAGATAACAGAATTTGTAACTATTCAACAAAAGGCAATGCTTACACTATGTTTATAGATGGTAAGCCAGTATTTGCTATTGGTATAGTTATATTGTGGGATGGTGTTGCTGAAGGCTGGGTTATGGCATCACAAAATGTTTTTGAAATGAGATTTTTAGCAGCAAAGACAATGAAAGAATTAACTGATGAGATGTGTAAAAAAAATAAAATTAAAAGATTACAAACATCTGTTAAGGCTGATTTTAAATTAGGCGTAAGATTTGCAACCTGGCTTGGTTTAGAAATTGAAGGAATTAAAAAATGTTATGGTCCAGATGGATCTGACTATTATCAACTGGGGAAGATTTATTAATGAGTTTTATTGGAAATATATTTGGTGCTTACGGTGCAAGACAGATTGGAAGATTTAATGCTAATCTTTATGCTAAACAAGCAGAACTAGCTAGAAAGAATGCTGAAATTAAAAGAACAACATTTGAGCAAGTAACATTACCAAGACTAAAAAAAGATCAAGAAAGAAATAGATCTAATCAATTTGTAAATCTTTTAAAAAGTGGATTTGATGTAGATAGAATAGGAGAGACACCTTATCTAATTGGTTTAGAACAATCTATTGAAGATGCTTTTGAAATATCCGTACAAACTTTTAACTCTACTGTTGCAGTTCAAAATGAAATTAATAACGCATCACTTTTACAAGCTAAAGGTCAAGGTGAAAGATTTAAAGGCGAATTACAATTTAGAACTGGAATGTTAAAAGCTGCTGGACAAGCTTATAGTAATTCACAAACTGGAAGTATCTTAACTGGAAATTAATATGGCTGTAATTAAAATTAATAGATCACAAAGTAAGATAGCAAATGTTCCAACTCCTAATGTAACAGCATTAACATTAGATAGTAATTTAGCCATAGCTCAAGGAAATGCTATTGCATCAATCGGTAAGGTTATTGAAGATACAGCAAAGAAAACTAAAACAACTGAAGATAAAAACGAATTACAAAGACTAATTACAGAAACTTTACCTGAGATAACTAGAAAATCTCAAGCTTATAATCAAAGCACAAACATAGCTGATGCAAATGATTATTTAGCATCTATGGATTTAAAAGAATTTGAGCCTTATTTACAAAATTCTAATAAAGAAGTTAAAGAATTATTTAAAACTTATTTATTTAAAGAAACTGTAAGTGGATATAAAACTATACATACTGGTATTTTATCAAGACACATAAAAGAGACTAAATTAAATCACAATAATACTTGGGATGACTTAACAAAGAAAATGGCAGCCAATGATACTGGCACAGCTTCTAATGCAGAACTAGAATTTGAAGCATCTTTTAATGATCCAGATATTATTAATAAATACACTCCTGAAGAATTAAAAAATATTAAAGAAGATAAAAAATTACAAGCGATACAACTCCGTTTTTACAATAGAAACAGAAACAATCCAGTTGATACTTTAAAAAGAGGAAAAGAAATTACCGCAAAGTTTGGAGTGGTTCAGGCAAAAAGAATATTAGATGATGCAAAAAATGCTTTAGTTAGTATTACAGCAGAAAAAGATTTAGATGCTATTAAGTTAGAGAAAGCAGATAAAGCTCAAAAGATTGCAAACTTTACAGATATATTATTAAAGATACAACTAGATGATGGTACTGCTCCATCTTTAGATTACATAACAGATTTATTTAAAGCAGACCAAATTAACTCTGCACAAAGAAATACATTATTTAAAATTAAAACTGAAGGACCAATAATAACAGATCCAATGATTTTAGATTATATTAATGGTCAGTTATCTATTGCTGAAACAGTTGAAGATATAGATGCAATCGATGAACAAGTTTTTTTTACATTGGGTTTTGCTGACAAGCTTGGTATTGAAAGTATTGAGAATATTAAACATATTAAAACATTATTTAGTAAAGATAGACCAGCTTTTGAAGAACATAAGTATTACGAGAAAATGCTTAAAACAGATCTCGGAGAAATAGACGGTGGTATGACTATGTTTAAAACTTTTCAAAATCCTGAAAAAAAAGATCAAAAGAAAAGATATAATGGCATGGAAAGATACATGAGTTTAGTTAGAAGCGGTATGAAAGCTGAAGATGCTTATGTAGCAACAGTTAAAGATTTTTTAAGTAAACAAAATTTGCCTACTATATATGAAGTTGCTATGCCTAGATCTGTTAAATTAACAACACCGATTAAAGGTACAGATCCTGATACTTATTTTAAAAGTATAGAAAATAAAATGATTGAAGCTTATGCTGCTAATCCAAAAGATGTTCAGAGATTTACAGAAGATTTTGAAAGACTAGATACAATAAGAGATTTATTTGAAGTTAGATTGAAAGCTTATGAAATTGGTAATACTGGCGATAAGAAAAAATCAACTCAAGAACTTATAGATCTAGCTTTAGGATCAACAAAAGCTAAAGGTGGATCAGGAGATACTGGTAAATAATGTCTGAAAGTTTTAACATATTAGAAGATTATAGTAATTATCTTAATGAAACTGGTAAGTATAATTCAAGTGCTTATAAAGGTTTAACTGAAAACAAAATAGATCAGAACGAATTAGTAGGTATTCAAAAAGATCCAGATGCTGAAGATCTTAAATTAACTTACGAAGATGATAAAGTTAAAGAACAAGAAGGTTACGACTGGGCTAAAGGATTTGCTGACTTTGCTAAAGATTTACCTGAAAGCACATATAGATCAGTATCTAATGGTTTAATTAATGCTATGGATGTAGGCGTAAATTTAGCTCCATTAGGTTTTAAAATGATTGATGCTATTACACCTGGAGATTTATCAGGACCACAAAAAGACTTTCAAAAGAAAATGAAAAATATTTCTGAGTTACTTGCTAAACCAAGAGAAAAGAACAATGAAGCATTAGAAGCTAATAGTGGAGCTGCAAATTTTGTAAGCATGGTATTCCAAGATTTACCAGCTGCTGTTCCAATATATAGAAAATTAAAATCTATTGGTGTTCCATCAACTTTTGCTATTCCTATATCTGCTGGAGTAGGTGGATCTGTTATGTATTCAGACGATATGAGTTTATTTCTTAATAGTGAAACTATGAAAGAATTTAAAAATTATATTGGAGTTATTGAAGATACTCCAGAAGAAGAATTATACGATTTAACTTATAAAGCTTTTGAAGGAACTGGTTTAGCTTTTGCTTTACCTGGTATTTATAAAGCAGCTAAATTTATAAAGAAAAATATTCCAGCTTTTACTAAACCACAAAGCACAATAAGTGTAGGTGGTGCAGCAACTACTGGAGCTGTAGTAGATAGCATAGGAAACAATACTATTTCAAATCTAACAGAATAATCATAAATAGAGAGTATCTTCGAATATTCTCAACTTTTTAAATCAAGGAAATATCAATTATGGCAATAATGACTGTCGGAGGTAAAGTAGGTGCAAAAGCTCTACTAGACGAGGCACAAAAAATTATAAAAACTGGAAAGACGAAAAAAAGAGAAACTTTAGTTGATAAGAAAAAATTAAAACAAATTCAAATTGATGAAGCAAAAAGTAAAATTCAAAAAACAGAAACCGATCTAGTTGCTAACGAAGCTAAAATTAAAATTGATCAAAAAGATATAAAGTTAAAAAATAAACCAGAAGTTAATGTTGATCAAGCAGATGAGTTTTTATTTAATTTAAAAAATTCTAAAGTTCCACCTAAAGTATTAAAAGATTTTAACATTAATAATATTTCTACTAGAGGAGATATGTTGAAGTTAATTGAAGAAACTTCAAAGTCTTTTAAAGGTAGTATTGCTAAACAAAAAAGAGGTGTTCAAACTTTTGAAGATACAAGAGGATTAGCAGATTTATTACAAACTAATCCAAAGAAATTATATAAAGTTCTTTTAGATTTATCTCCAGGAGACACACTTAATGCAGAATACCTTTTAGCTGCAAGAGAAGTATTAGGAGCTGGAATGGCTCAACTAGATGATCTTGCTAAAAAAGCTGCTAGTGGCAATGAAACTGATCTTTTAAAATTTAGGCAACACTTTGCCTTAATGGGCGAGTTCCAAAAAACTCTTATTGGTGTCAAAACCGAAACTGCCAGAGCATTAAGCTCAATGAGAATACAAACTCAAAAAACTGGTGGTTTTAAAAATATTGATATTGATGATCTTAATAGAAGCAATCTATTATTAGAGTTAGGTGGAGAAGAAAATATTAGAGGTGTTGCTAAACTTTACATCAGTAAAGCAATGGATGGTAAAGCTAAATTTGATGTAGTTAAAAAAGTAGGAACATTAACTAAATTTTCTGATGCTACTGCTGAAGTATTTATAAACGTTATTTTATCTAATCCAGTAACACATATTAGAAATACTGCTGGTAACTGGCTTTCAATGAGTATCAACAATTTTGAAAGAAAGATGGCATCAAGATTTTATGGTGGCAAAGAAAAAGGTGGTGTTGCAGCTTATGAAGATGTTGCAAAGATTTATGGTAAACAACAAGCCTCAACAGAAATGTTGGCAGCTTTATCTAAGGTTTGGAATGAAGAAGGAACTTTAAAATTTGCACAAAAGTTTGATGAAAGAATACCAGCTAATTTTGGTGGTACAAGTAAAGTAGAAGTAAGAGCAAACAGATTTGATGCTTTTGATATAGAAAATTCTGCTGGTGCTTCAGCAACTCATATGTTGGGTAGAATTTTAACAATGGATAGAGTTCCAACAAGATTTCTTTCTGTAATGGATAATTACTTTAAGAATATGGAATATAGATCTGAACTATATGCTTTAGCTTATAGAGAAACTATTGAAGCTGTAAATACTGGTATAGTTAAAAAAGCAGACGCTGCTGACTATCTAGCTGATCTAGTTGTCAATCCAACTAAATCATTTACTGAAAAAGCTTATGATGCTGCACACTATGTAACGTATCAAACAAAATTAAATAAAAGACATGATAGATTAGGATCAATTCATCATATACAAAAATTAAAAAATAATAGTGGTCCAATGAGTTTTTTATCAAACTACTATTTACCATTTATTCAAACACCGACTAATATTTTAGGTTTTGTTTCAGAACGTACTCCAGGTCTTGCTCAAGTTTTAACAAGATACAATGCTGATATTGCTGAAGGTGGAGCAAAAGCTCAAATGGCAAAAACAAGATTAGCTTTAGGTTCTATGTTTTATATGGCAACAATGCCATTAGGTTATTACGGTGTAACTGGTGGATCAGATGTAGATATTCCTAACAATATGAGAGGCTCTAAATCTATAATGATGAAAGCCATAGGTTATCAACCTAACTCAATAAGATTTCCAGATCCAAGACAAGAAGGAAAATATGTCCAAATTAATACAACTGGTTTAGATCCTTTTAATATGATGTTAAGCACATCAGCTAATAGTGGAAAAATACTTGGTATGATTATGGATAATCATGATCAAGCTGAAGATATAAAAACTCATTTACTTGCTTTTACTTTAGCTCTTGGAGAACAGATGTCTGATAGTACATATCTTGCTGGTATCTCAAAAGGTATGAATGATTATCAAACTTTTAAAGCAGTTGGAGCTACTGAAGGTGCTTATCGTTGGGGTTCTAAATTTACTGCATCATTTGTACCAGGAGTAGTTAAACAAGTTGGTAAACAATTTAATGATGACTTTAACAAAATAAACACCGAGTTTAATGAGTATATGTTAAAGAATGTTAAAGAAAACAATCTTGAATATGATTACAGTATTTTAGGAGATAGAATAGAAAAGTTTGGTCATCTATCTAGTTTTGAAATGACACCAGTAAAAGAAGAATTATTAAGTGTTCTTCCTACTTTTACATCTATTGATAAAAAAGTTTCTTATAACTTTGGTCCAGGAATGAATGTTTCAATTCCATTAACTTCTGAAGAATTAAGATTTTATAAAAAAAACTCAGGACAATTATTTAAACAAGGTATGGAAGAATTAATTCAAGATGACAATTACATAAACGAAAGTAATGCTATTGTTAAAGAAGCTATGATTAAGGATATACTTTCTCAATCAAGAAAAAAAGCTAAAGAATTTTTATTAAGTGAAGATAATCCATTTTTAGAAAGCATTACACAAAGAGGCGAAGATTTAAGAAACAAAAAAATAATAACAAGACAAAGAGGAGAGCCATTATCTTCTGAAACAGAAGAGGCTTTAGGAATACAATAATATGACTATATCAACTACAATTATCAAGAACTCTTATAGTGGAGACGGATCTAATACAACATTTACTTATGCTTTTAAAATTGCAGATGAAGATTTTATCGAAGTAATTGTTAAGACTAATGCAACTGGTGCAGAGAGTGTTAGATCTATTGGAACTGGATCTACTAACTATTCTGTAACTGGAGTAGGCGAGGCTGCTGGTGGATCTGTTGTATTTGTAACAGCACCATTAAGTACCGAAACTGTTGTATTAAGAAGATCTACTACACAAACTCAAGCTTTAGATTTAATTGAAAATGATAATCTACCAGCTAATTCTTTAGAAAATGCTTTTGATAAAAACTTATCTATTATTCAAGAATTACAAGAACAGATTGATAGATCTTTAAAAATATCAAGAGCAAATACTATGACCTCTACAGAGTTTACAGTATCTGCTGCTGATAGAGCTTCAAAAGTTTTGGCATTCGATAGTTCTGGAGAATTATCTATTACGCAAGAATTAGGTAGCGTTAAAGGAAACTGGGCTGCATCTACTGCTTATGTTCCAAGAGATATAGTTAAAGACACATCTACTAATAATATTTTTATAGCTTTAACAGCTCATACATCTTCTGGATCTCAACCATTAACTACTAACACCGATAGTGCCAAGTGGTCCTTATTAGTTGACGCTGCATCTGCAACGACTTCAGCATCCGCTGCTGCTACATCAGCGACAGCTGCTGCTAGTTCTGCTACTGCTGCTGCCTCATCGGCATCGACTGCATCTGGCCACAAAGACACTGCAACGACAAAAGCTAGTGAAGCTGCCTCTTCAGCTACTGCTGCCGCATCATCTGCGACCGCTGCTGCCAGTTCAGCTACATCTGCGGCTGCATCTTTAGATAGTTTTGATGACACTTATTTAGGAGCCAAATCTTCAGCTCCATCTGTTGATAATGATGGCAATTCTTTAGCTACTGGTGCATTATATTTTAATTCATCTACTGGTGCTTTGAATGTTTGGACTGGTTCTGCTTGGGTAGCTATCCAGGCTGATACCGATGTTAAAGTTTCTGTATCATCAAATGACACAACACCGAATTTCTTACTTTCAAAACTTACTGCTGGAACTAACATTTCTATAGCTGAAACAAATGATGGAAGTAATGAAACTATAACAATAACCAATACTGGAGAAGATCCAACAGCTTTAGCGATTGCGTTAGGCTAAATTAATAATAGGAGAATAAATGGCAAATACTTTTAAAGTTGTAACTTTTGCTGCTGAACCAGCTAGTGCTGGAACACCATACAAAATGTATACATGTGCTGGAAGTACAACTACTGTCGTTCTTGGATTGATATTGACTAACATACATACATCAGCTGTTACAGTTGAGGTAGAATTAGTTAGTGATACATCGAATAGAGGCGGAGCTAACAACGTAGCAAATGGAACAGCATTTTTAGTAAAAGATGTATCTATTCCAGCTGGAAGTTCATTAGAACTTTTATCTGGCGGTAAAGTTGTATTAGAAGCAACAGATGAAATTAAAATTGATTGTTCAGTAGCTGACAAAGTTTCTGGAACATTGTCTATAATGGAGATAACGTAAGATGTTTATAGGTAATAAACCAGCTAACAAAGCAATCGTTGCAAGTGATCTTGATCCAGCAGTTATTACTGGTCAAACAGCTTTAACATCTGAACCAGCTGATACAGATGAATTTCTTATTAGTGATGCTGGAGTTTTAAAAAGATTAGATGCTAGTTTAATTGGTGGTGGAAAAGTTTTACAAGTTGTTACTGCAAATCACTCAACTACTGTTGCTAATACTGGAACTTCTTACGCAACATCTGGATTATCAGCAGCTATAACTCCAAGTGCTTCAAGCAGCAAAGTTTTAGTTTTAACTTCTTCTTTAATTGAAACATTTGGAGATGGTTCAAATTCTTCTGGTAGGAGAGGAAAAGTTGCTTTATTTAGAGGTACAGTTTCAGGTACACAACTTCGAGAAGGTTTTGTTGGACAAAATATGGTTAGTGGAACAACAAGCACTAACGATACCTCTTATAATTTGGTTTCGTTTTCACATCTTGATAGTCCATCAACAACTGACGAAACGACTTATACTGTTGGAATTGCTGGAGCTGGTGCTTGTGATGTAAGAGCACAACATGATAGCGATATGAGTACAATAACTTTACTGGAGATAGCTGCATAATGGATAACTTACATAAAATTTTAAAAGCAATAAGAAAAATTAATCCGAATGCTGTAATGACTGTTGCTGGAGATGATATTGATACTTGTTCAATAACTTGGTTAGAAGATACAACACCTATTTCTAAATCTGATATTAAAGATATGATACCAACTGTTGAGCAAGAAGAAGCAGATGCAATTACTAAAAAAGCAACAGACAAAACATCAGCACAAAACAAATTAAAAGCATTAGGTTTAACTGATGCTGAAATAGAGGCATTATAATATGTACATAGGTAGAGAACCACAAATAGGAAACTTTCAAGTCTGCGATGCAATATCAGTA